CTTTCAGATCATTTTACATTTGAAGTTCCTGGCGCAAAGTTTATGCCTCAATATCGTAATAAGTATTGGGATGGAAAGATTCGTCTTTATGATATGAGAAAGAATGAGATTTATACAGGACTTGTAGATCGAGTGATATCATTCTGTAATCGAAAAGGATATACTTATGAGTTTGAAGGAAGTAAATTTTATGGTTTGCCACTTGAAGAGAATGAATTAATATCTCCAGAGGGTGTGACTGATTATGTAAAGAGCATATCAAAACATAAACCCAGACCATATCAGATCATGGGTGTTCATGATGCACTCAAACATAATCGTAAGTTATTATTATCACCAACTGCATCTGGTAAGTCATTGATGATCTATGCAATTACTAGATATCATGTTGAAAATAAACGTCGTATATTAATTGTGGTTCCAACAACATCACTTGTTGAACAAATGTATAAAGACTTTGAAGATTACGGTTGGGATGCTGAGAAATATTGTCATCGAGTTTATGCTGGAAAAGATAAAACCAGTGATTATGATGTTACAATTACAACATGGCAATCAATATATAAGTTAGATCGTAGATATTTTGGTAACTTTAATGTAGTAATTGGTGATGAAGCACATCTATTCAAATCAAAATCTCTAGTCAGTATCATGACAAAGATGCTTGATTGTAAATATCGATACGGTTTTACAGGAACACTTGACGGCACACAAACACACAAATGGGTGTTAGAAGGATTATTTGGCCCAACTTATAAAATAATTCGTACAGATGAGTTAATGAAGAAAGGATATCTGTCTAAATTAAATATCAAAGTTTTAACTCTCAAACATCCAGCAAGAAAGTTTGAGAACTATGAAGATGAGATACAATATTTAATCACACATACACAGAGAAATAATTTTATTAAAAATTTAGCGATTGATCAAAAGGGTAACACGTTAATATTATATACAAGAGTTGAGAGTCATGGACTTCCTTTATTTGAACTCATAAATAGTAGTAAGGAAGAACACAGAAAGTGTTTCTTTGTTCATGGAGGAGTAGATACTGAGGATCGAGAAGAAGTTCGGACAATCACAGAAAAAGAAGATAATGCAATCATTATCGCATCATATGGAACTTTCTCAACTGGTATTAATATTCGCAACTTACATAACGTTATATTTGCATCACCCAATAAATCAATACTTTAAATCATATGATGGAGAGGGTGAAAATTTATAATGAAGAAAACTTTAACTATGAGATGCTCACGATACCTTTAAAAAAATGTCAGATAAATTTTTAGCAGTTATAAAACTTAAAACAGGTGAAGAAGTTATTGCAAAAATCGAACCTTCACCAGAATTTGATGTCATAGCTTTAAATTATCCAGCTATGATTGGACACTCCTCATTTTCTCGAAAGCCAGGAATCAGTGTTATTAAGATTGAACCTTGGATTAAGACAGGTCGTGAAAAGACATATATAGTGGAGATGAGTAACGTTATCACTACATGTGAGATATCTGATAAAGAAGTTATCTCCGCTTATAATAATTTTATAAAAGCATATTATGAAACTGAGGTTCCTCAACTCAAACCGAAACCAAAGATGACAAAAGAGATGGGTTATATATCTAATGTTAAAGATGCCCGTAAGAGCCTAGAGAATATCTTTAAGAATAGCTAATCTCTCCCTTTGAACTCCTACAGAGTTATTGTAATACTTTTATAAGGTATTGTCAAGCGTTTGAAAATAGTGTATAATAATGTTATGAATGAACAACATAATCAATGCATTCCATGCCACGGACAAGAAAAAGATCGGAACATTATGTAAATAACAAAGAGTTCCTCGCAGCTATTGTTGAGTACAAGGAAAAGGTCGCCTTGGCTGAAGAAAGAGGTGAAGCAAAACCTCGTATTACAAATTATCTTGGAGAATGTTTTCTTAAGATTGCAACTCACTTATCTTTTAAACCTAATTTTGTAAATTATATGTTTAAGGATGATATGGTATGTGATGGTATTGAAAACTGTGTTCAATATATAAACAACTTTAATCCAGAAAAATCTAAGAATCCTTTTGCATATTTTACTCAGATTATACACTATGCTTTTCTAAGAAGAATACAAAAGGAAAAGAAACAATTAGAAATTAAAACTAAGATTATTGAAAGATCTGGTTATGAAGAGGTATTTACTGTTGATGGTGACATGACAGGCACTAGCTCTGATTATAATCAAATTAAAGATTCTGTGCAGACAAGAATGAACTATCAGTAAAATGTTCAAACAAGTAATCAGTTATCTTAAAGAAATTAAAAATGCTGCAAAGTATTTGTTAGATGGTTTCTCTGTAACTCTTGATCACATGGGTCGAAGACCTGTAACGGTTCAGTATCCTTACGAAAAACTGATACCATCAGAGAGATATCGTGGTCGCATACACTACGAGTTTGATAAATGTATTGCTTGTGAAGTTTGTGTCAGAGTTTGCCCAATTAATCTACCTGTAGTAGATTGGGTAATGAACAAACAAACAAAGAAGAAAGAATTAAGAAACTATTCAATTGATTTTGGTGTATGTATTTTTTGTGGAAACTGTGTTGAATATTGCCCAACAAATTGTTTATCTATGACAGAAGAATATGAACTTGCTACATTTGATCGACACCAACTTAACTTTGATAATGTCGCTCTTGGACGACTTCCCACTAATGTTACAACTGATCCCTCAGTTAGGTCATTGCGTGAATTATCTTACCTACCAAAAGGAGAAATGGATCCTCATACAGTAAAAGACTCTGATCCTAGAGTTGGAAAATTACCAGAAGAAGTTTTAGAATGGATGACTAAATGAAAATTGCGATTATTACTGATCAACATTTTGGTGCAAGAAAAAACTCCAAATTGTTTCATGATTATTTTTTGAAATTTTATGAAGATATATTTTTTCCAACTTTAATTAAAGAAGGTATCACAACTATTGTGGATATGGGTGATACTTTTGACAGCCGTAAAGGAGTTGATTTTGTTTCTCTCGAATGGGCAAAGAATAATTACTTTGATCGATTACAAGAATTAGGCATTGTTACTCATACAATTGTAGGTAATCACACAGCATATTATAAGAATACAAATCAATTAAGTGGAGTTAATCTCTTTTTAAGAGAGTATGATAATATAAAAATATATTCAGAAGCAGAGGAAGTCACAATCGATAAGACAAAATTTTTGTTTGTGCCTTGGATTAATTCTGAAAATCTAGATCGAACTTTAGATGTAATCGATAATAGTGATTCTCCATGTGTAATGGGTCATCTTGAACTGAATGGTTTCATGGCAACTCGTGGTCATTATATGGAACATGGTATGGATTCAAAAGTCTTTGATAAGTTTGATCGAGTCTTTACTGGTCACTATCATATGAGATCAAATCAAGGCAATGTGTTTTATCTAGGTAATCCATATGAAATGTATTGGAATGATGTGAATGATCGTAATCGTGGATTTCATTTATTTGATACTGATACTTTAGAACATACACCAGTTAATAATCCATATCAAATATTTTATAATTTATATTATGAGGATACACCACATCAAATGTTAGATATCACTAAGTATGATCAAAAAATACTTAAGGTTATTGTTCGTAAGAAATCAGACCCAAAACAATTTGAAAAATATATTGATAAACTCTATTCATCAAATCTAGCAGAACTTAAGATTGTTGAGAATTTTGATTTTACTGAAGGTGAAGAGTTTGAAGCAGATGAATCTGAAGATACAATATCTTTATTAAATAGATATATACAGGAGTCTGAAGTGGATTTAGATAAATCAATTGTTACAAATATACTTCAAGACGTATATCGGGAGGCCTGTGAGGTTGAGTAATGTTTATCTTAGCGGTTAAAGGATTTGAAGATGAAGGTGCATTCTCTATTGAGAACGATGATGGAGATAAAGTGTTATTGATGTTTGAAGAGGAAGATGATGCAGATAGATATGCTGAATTAATTTCAGTTGAGGATGATTATCCTGAGATGAATGTAATTGAAATAGATGATCTCGTAGCGATAAGAGCTTGCGAATTACACGATTACATGTATAATATAATTAGACCAGACGATATCGTGGTTCCACCAAAGAATGATTTGTTTCAAAAAGATAAAATGGCGTAATTTGCTTTCCACTGGAAATCAATGGACAGAGATTGATCTTAATAAAAAATCGAATACAGTTATTATTGGTACAAATGGTGCTGGTAAATCTACTATGTTAGATGCACTTACTTTTGTTTTGTTTAATAAACCTTTTCGTAAAATTAATAAGTCACAACTTGTAAATGCCACAAATGAAAAAGATTGTGTAGTTGAATTAGATTTTCAAATCGGTTCAGTTGATTGGTTTATTCGTAGAGGTATTAAACCAAATGTATTTGAGATTCATCGCAATGGACAGATGATGAATCAATCCTCCGCTGCCAATGATCAACAAAAATGGTTAGAACAAAATGTTGTGAAGATGAATTACAAATCATTCACACAAATCGTCATACTAGGCAGTAGTACATTTGTTCCATTTATGCAACTATCGGGATCAAATCGAAGAGAAGTGATTGAAGATCTTTTAGATATCAAAATATTTTCAGCAATGAATAATATTATTCGAGATAAGATTCGAGAGAAGAAAGATAAAGTTAGAACTTTAGAGTTAAAGAAAACATCTCTCAAAGAAAAACTAGAGATGCAGCAGAACTTTATGGAAGAAGTTGAAAAGAGAGGTAAAGATAGAATTGAATCTAAGAGAAAGAAGATAGATCTATTATCTCTTGAGTCTGAGGGATGTGTAAGTATGAACTCAAACTTATCATTCACTATTGAAGACTTGATAAAAGATCAAGAAAAATTTATAGGTGCTGATAAGAAACTTAAGGAGTTAGGAAATCTAAAAGGAAAAATATCAAATAAGGCATCAACTGTTCAGAAGGAACATAAGTTTTTTAGTAAGAATACGGTTTGTCCTACTTGCACTCAAGACATTGATGAAAAGTTTAGGATAAATAAATTGAACGAAGCCCAAGAAAAAGCCAAAGAACTTAAGTCTGGTTTTCAAGAACTAGAAAAGGCAATAGAAAATGAGGAAGAAAGGGAACGTCAATTTGTTCAACTCACTAAGGAATCAACCAAACTCACGAATGAAATTTCTCAAAACAATGTTAAGATCTCTGGATACCAAAAACAAATCAGAGAACTTGAATCAGAAATTCAAACTATTACCAATCAACTTGAAAACAGAAATTCTGAACACGAGAAACTAACTGAATTTGACCAAAAACTAAAAGAAACTTATGAATCTTTAGGAGAGAAGAAACAAGAAATACTACATCATGACTTTGCCTACTCACTTCTCAAGGATGGTGGCGTAAAGTCCAAGATCATCAAAAAGTATCTACCACTTATCAATCAACAGGTTAATAAGTATCTTAGGATGATGGACTTCTATATTAATTTCAAACTTGATGAAGAGTTCAATGAAACCATTCAATCTCCGATTCATGAGGACTTCTCATATTCATCCTTCAGTGAAGGTGAAAAAATGAGAATCGATTTAGCACTTCTCTTCACATGGAGAGAGGTTGCTAGATTTAAAAACTCAGTCAATACAAATCTATTGATTATGGATGAAGTATTTGATAGTTCGCTTGATGGATTTGGAACAGAAGAATTTTTAAAGATTGTAAAATATGTAATCAAAGATGCAAACGTATTTGTAATATCTCATAAACAATCTCTACATGATAGATTTGAAGACTTGATACAGTTTGAAAAGGTCAAAGGATTTAGTCGCATGACATAAATAAAATCAAAGTACGGTAATCCGCATGATACTAGAGGAGGCATGTCACTCACTTAAGTTAGAATGTGCGTTAAGAGATTTAGGTTTTGTTGATATTGGTTGGAAATGCGTAGCACATGCAGGCATATTCTTTATTCAACCAGTGGGATTCCCAGATGATCCCGAAGGAGAACTCTTAGGATTTTCTTTAACACTACCTAATACTCATGATATGCGTAGAGTTCGTTTAATGCGAACTGCAAAGAGAGCGTTAGATTATGCAACAGGTATAGACGATTAAATTAGTGTCACAATAATCGTTTATATTTTGTGTTGAGGAATTATAATAAGGACATACACGAGAGGTTTTGATGTCCATCCAACAAGAAATTAAATCACAACTTGCAAAGTTACTCGCTACAGAAGATTTGATTGTAGAACACAAACAGGTCGAGACTGCAAGTTTCAATGTTGAGACAAGAGTTTTAGTTCTTCCATTATGGGAGAATGCTTCTGGAACTGTTTATGATATGTTAGTCGCACATGAAGTTGGACATGCATTATACACGCCTTGTGAAGATTGGTTAGAGAGATATCCAGAGATACCACCATCATTTGTAAATGTTGTTGAAGATGCTCGTATTGAGAAGTTAATGAAACGTAGATATGCTGGTCTTCCAAAAACATTCTTCAATGGATACAATGAATTACAAGGAATGGACTTCTTTAAGTTATCTGATATTGATGTGAATGATATGGGTATTGCTGATAGAATCAATTTATATTTCAAGGTTGGTAACTTCATTGACATTGATTTTAATGACTATGAAAAGACTCTTGTTAGTATGGTTAAGTCAGCAGAAACTTTTGATGAAGTTTTAGAGTACTCAAAAGTTATCTGGGAATATGCTAAAGAAGAATTAGAAGAAAAGAAAAAGCAGGAAAAACTTGAAGATGAGTTACTACTCAAAGAAAAATTAGAAGATGGTGATGATGCTGATAATGAACAACAATATCAAACTGCAACACCTGATGATGAAGGTGATCTAAAGAAAAAAGATACTGATGAAGATGATGATCTTGATTATGATGATCAATCTTATTCTAAAGGTGGTCGAGAGATTGATGAGATTACAGAACCAGTTGTTGAAACCGCTGAGAATCTTGAAGAGTCACTTAAAGATCTAGTCAATGAAAGAGGTCGTGAGAGTGTTTATGTTGAGATACCAAATGATCTTGATCTTAAGAGAGTGATTGTTTCTAATGAGTGGATTCACGGTTCAATCAATGCACAATGGAGTGATAATTCAATTGAGGATTTCTTCTATGCTGATCGTGAGTTCAATGAGTTCAAAAAATCTGCAAGAAAAGAAGTTAATTATCTTGTTAAGGAGTTTGAAATGAGAAAGTCAGCTGGTGCATATGCTCGTGCTGCAACTGCAAGAACAGGTATGCTTGATATGTCAAAACTCCACACATATCAATATAATGAAGACATCTTCAAGAAAGTTACAGTTCTACCTGATGGTAAGAATCATGGATTAATATTTATTCTTGATTGGTCTGGATCTATGAATCCTATCATGAAAGACACAATCAAACAACTTTACAATCTAATCTGGTTTTGTCGTAAGGTTCAGATTCCGTTTGATGTATATGCTTTTACAAATTGTTTTCCAAATTCTGATCCATATTCAGAAACATATACAGATCGTTATACAAAGAAAGCAGGCGTCGTTGCAGTTGAATCAAGTTTTAGTTTGATGCACATGTTTTCATCAAAAGTCAATGTTAGAACTTTAGAAATGCATATGAAAAATATCTTCCGTATTTGTACAAAGTTTGGTTACTACCATAATTATGACATTCATGATAATTTCCAAGTTCCTGTAGGTATGGGATTATCTGGTACTCCTTTAGATGAAACTTTGATTTGTATGCATCAGATTATACCTCAGTTCAAAAAAGATAATAAGGTTGAGAAAGTTCAATGTGTTGTCTTGACTGATGGTGAAGCATACACACCTCGTTATCATGTTTCTATCAACAGACATTGGGAGGACAAGCCATATATTGGTGAGAATGCAATTTACTACAATGCTTTTCTTCGTGATCGTTCTCTCGGTAAAACATATCGTGTCAAAGAATCTTGCTATGGATTTACTGAGGTTCTAATTAGAAATCTTAAGGATAGATTCAGTGATGTGAATTTTATTGGTATTCGTTTGATGCCAAGTCGTGATGCTGGATCTTTTGTTCGTCGTTATCATGGATGGTCTGATACCGAGTATGAAAGGATTATGAAGGGTTGGAAAAAGAACAAGTCTGTTTCAATCAAAGATTCCGCTTATGATACTTACTTTGGTTTATCATCAGCTGCAGTTGCAAACGATGATGAGTTTGAAGTGAAAGAAGATGCAACTAAAACAGATATCAAACGTGCATTTGTCAAGAGTCTTAAGAATAAGAAGATGAACAAAAAGATTCTCAGTGAGTTTATTGAGTTAGTTGCTTGACTAAATAATTCTAAATTCTGAAATAAAGATGGATCATAGAGTTTCTAAAGACATGATATCCAGTGGTATGACACCATCTGGAAAGAAGAGTCAAGCAGATTTAGGTAAGACACAGTATGGATCTGCTCCTTCTCCTAGTAGGTTGATGGATGCATATCAATCAATGTATCAGGATAAAAAGGAGGAAACTCTTAATGAGAAAATGGAAGATCAATCAGGATCTCAAGATTTTGTTAATAGAAATATCGCAGGTGCAAAGGGACAATCAAAACGAACACCAGAAAAAACTGGTAGATCACAGGAAGAAATTAAGAAGAGTGTAGATCAATCAATTCAAAAAGGTCAAGAGAGAGCTGAGAAGAGAGAAAAACTTAAAGGTATAATGTCTAAGTACGGTGAGAGTGTTGATTTACTTGCAGCATATTATGCAGTTTATGAACATCATCAAAAGGATAAAGATGGTAATACTATTCCTCATGAGGATGAAATCAATGAAGGACTTCCACTTGCACCCATAGCAACTGGTTTAAAAGCTTTTAAAACCTCTAAATTTGCAACAACAGCGACTAAAGCGTTTAAGAGAGTTAAAAAGATTGCTGATAATCCAGCGGTGCAATATCAAGCCATGGGAGCAATGGAAAATCAAAAGAGGAAACCTCAAGGTGAAACAGGAGCAATAAGTGCAAGTGCTGATTTATTCGATATCGTAAAAGGTCAATTACTTGATGAGGGATTAAGTGAAGAAGAGATTAGAGACATTATGTTATCTCTAACACCCGATGAGATTATGGAAGAATTAAGTGATATTGTTAAGAGAAACGACGCAATTAACAAAGCGAAGGCAATGGAACGTGCTAAACAAAATCAAGTTCCTCAAAAAATAAGAGATGCTTCTAAAAGACAAATGAAAGCAGGCACTCCTAGAGAGGATCCAAATAATCCTTATACCACTCAAGATAAAAAAGATATTATCAACTACAATAAGGATAAGTAAGACAGTTAATAAAGCTGCACAATGGGGCTTACACGGCCCCTTTTTTTGTCTATAATTGATATATAGATAAGAATACATTATGCC